TACGGAAACCCTTGCGGCACAATGGAAATAACTGTATTTGTCCATGCAGCATCTTTCTGACGGTATGAAGCACAAGAACAAATACAACACTGTAAACAAGATGGATAACAGAAAAATGGCAGAACAATTTTCGCCCCACTATAATAAAGGTCCTCAGAGGCCCCAGGGAGGCGCTGAGCGGCCCCCTACGTTATATGATACCAAGTACCTTGACAACCGAACATAGCGTAAATGCCCCCTTTGAGGCTTTTGCGGCCCTTTTGCAGGCATGATTTATCATTTGAATACAATCTTTTCTGTGATAGGTACATACGGATAAATGGAAAGCTCCCGGAGCTGAACGAGCTGGACGAAAGCGAACAGGCCCTTATGCAGCAAGGCGCAAGCCTGGAACAAATTGTATGGCGGCGGCTGAAAATTGCAAATTCCTCCCTGGAACAGTTTAGGCAGGAATTTCCGAGCTGTCCCATTGAGGCGTTTGTTTCCACGGGCAGGAACTTCTTTAACACAGCCCTGATAGCGGACAGAACGCCGCATATACACCCCTCCATTCCTGCCCCGGAGCAGTTTAAGCCCTGGCCTGCGCTGACCTTCTGGCGGCTCCCAGAGGCCGGGAAACGCTACTATTTAGGCGTCGATGTAGCCGAGGGACTTGGACAGGGCGCGGACCATTCCTGCGTTGAAATTATCGACCAGGACGGCTATCAATGTGCCGAATTTTACAGCGATACGATTAAGCCCTATCGGTTGGCCGCTTTGGTCCTGGAGCTGGCGCAGTATTATAACAACGGGCTTTGTGTAGTCGAAAAGGCGGCGGCGGGACATATTGTGGTAGACAAACTGCGAAATGAGTATCACTATCAAAATCTGTTTAAGTCGAAACAGTACGACCAGACAGGCCGGGTGAAGCGCCGTCCAGGTTGGGAAACGACCTCCAAGAGCCGCCCGATCATGCTGGAGGATTTTTCAGAACAGTTTGAAAAAGGCGAGTTATGGATTAACAGTCGAACGCTGTACGGTGAAATGCAGATGTTTGTGAACAAGGAGAGCGGCAGGACAGAACACGCCGGGAGGACCGGCGACGATGCCATATTTGCTTTTGCTATGGCCTTACAAGGCATAAAAAGCGGGCTGTGGTACGTTTAAGGAAGGATGAACGATAAATGACAGCAGATGAAATCAGGACCGTCCTGGACAGCCAGGAGGCGCACGCTATCCACCGTGAGGCGGTGAGGCTGAAACAGTATCTTGACGGACAACACAAGGTTTTGGGGCGAAAGGACTTTGTTTTCAAGGGCGAAACGCTTCGCACCAGCAAAATCCTGTTGCAAAGTATCAAGAGCATTGTCGATTTTCACTGTTCCTATCTGGTGGGGAACCCTGTCACGCTGACCGGGGAAGATAAGGCGGTAAAGCTATTCAACAGTATTTATGACCGGGCAAATTATGCTTTGACTGATTATCAGCTTGTCAATGATCTGGTGGTCTACGGGAACGCTTTTGAATATGTCTATCAGGATAGCGGCGGAGTGATTCAGTCCAAGATTTTTGACCCGCTGGACAGTTACCCTGTTTACAATGAGCGCGGGGAGTACATTGCTTTCCTGGAGTATTGGCACGATGTTCCGACCGGGAATGAATACTATGTTCTCTATGAGCCGACCACGGTAACGGAGTACAGCACAGCGCCCACCGGGCGCATGATACAGACAGGCCAGCACCGGAACGGGACCGGCTTGCCGATTCATTACACCAGCGGCGTCAAGGGAGCATACAGTACCTATGGCGTGGGCGTCGTGGCGGACCTTATCCCGATTGTGGATGAATTGGAGGCGCTGCTTTCCAAGACCTCTGACGCTGTTACCACGCTGTCGCTAAATCCCCTGGGTGTTTCCAGCGGCCAGCGGATTGACGCGCAGATCGACCGCAATATTACCGGCACCATCCTAAACCTGGAGGACGGCGGCGCATTTAATTATGCGTCTGCCAACATTGACCACAATACGGTGCAAATGCTGATAAATCAGCTTATCAACCAGCTTTATACCGTGGCGCAGATACCCAGCGTGGTTTTCACCGGGAATGTCTCTAATGTGTCCGAAGTCTCTCTAAAGCTGCTTTTCACCCAGCTTGACAACAAGGCCAAACGGCAAGCCGCCTTTTTGAAAGAGGGCTTTTATCGGCGCTGGGAGGCTATGCGGCAGCTTGCAAAGGAAAAGCTGACCGACAAGGAGTTTGATAGCCTGGATGCCTCCTTTAATTACAATACTCCCACCGATAACAGCGCCGTACTGTCCGACCTGATTAAGCAGCGGGAGGCCGGGGCGCTGTCTAAGAAGTCCTTGATTGAGTTAAGCCCCTATACTACTAATGCCGAAGCAGAACTAGCAGAGATAAAAAAAGAAGGCGCAACGGCTTAACAAAACCGTTGCGTCCCTTACACTGTTCGCAGAACCTTCTAATTATTGTAATACTCCAGTACAGCGTTTAATTTCAAAATATTCTCCACTTTTTACTGTAACATAGGTTGTACTTTCAAATAAGTCATTGGAAATAATGGCACTCATTTCACCACTTGCATTTGAACAGCGTTCCCAATATCCGGGGTATTCAGAAAACAAGGGGACTAATCTGTACGTTCCGGCTGGAATATCTGTACCGATTCGGTATGTCCCTGGCCATATTCCAACAAATTCATTGGCACTACTTGAAGAACCTGGGTTTTGGAGTTCAGAATTAGGAGGATTGTCACCTGTGACCTCAGCACCATCTTTGTTGATTGGATTGCTGGGGTCGTTTAGCCATTTTTTATAATAGCGAACGTCACTGTCGTTTACAACAACGGCCATTGCCGTCCAACACTCAGTCCCATTATACTTACCAGATGTAATTACAATATGTCGCTGGGGAGCAAGCATATCTGTATCGGATAATATATCACAAGTGCTGTCCACATCCACATAGAATAGTTTTCCTTGTTCCAGGAGCGATTTAACAAGGGATTCATCTTTTGAACGGTTGAATCTTTCATATGTACTTTCGTCGCAAGCACAAAGGATGTGTTCATCATTAAAATATGGTTTGAAGCTGTCTGTTTCAATTTGTATGGGGTTAAGGTAATATCCGCTGGGAGAAAAATCTTCACTTTCACCACAAACAGAACACGTTTTTGTTTCAGCATTTACATTATACGTCCATGTGTGATTGTTGGCATAACATTTTGGTGGACTACTAGGATTATTATTCAAACTATCTAAAATCCCTGAATGGAGCATTAAAATAGCTGTGGCAGCAACTACAACGAACAGAAGGATAGTTGATACTATACCGATTGGCTTTTTGACTTTCTTTTTCTGTATTGGTTTCTGGGATGTTTTGGAAATTGTAGGGTCAACATCCCCACATATAGGACAAGCCTTTTCTCCGTCTGGAACAAATTTGCGACATTTGGTACAAAATCGCGGCAGGTCAGAGAGGCCACATATAGGGCATTTTTTTGTATCTATAGGGTGTATTTTACGGCAGGTCGAACAGAATCTAACCATCATAATCCCCTCCATATACACGTTACCCTATTATACGACAAATTATAAATATATTCAAGACATATTTGTAATAGAATATAAAATGAATATTTAAGACGTTCTCACATGAATATATACTAGAATAGGGGTGAAAATGTGGAACGTCGAAAAATAACTATCTCCAAGAGGGATGATGATGGCTATAAAGTTATCTCAGTGAGGCTAAAAGGACGAACGCTTGAGGCCATTGACGATATTTCTACAAGGTCCAACAGATCACGAAATGAGATTATCAATATTTTGCTGGAAAATTCTGTTGAAGATGCTGAAATTAAAGACAAATAAATACGTCAGATCAAAATAAAAGCAGAAATATTGCACAAATAGTACCGTTGTATTTTGTGCAAATCGTAAATTTTCACATTTTGAAGTTGTCAATCTTTGCATAGTAGATGTATAATGTCTCAACCCAACAGGGATAAAAACTATGTTTGGAGGATGAGAAAATGAATGATTTTCCTGCTGCACTGAAAAGCTCCGATATTGAAGCGGCTAGATTAGAAGCATTACAAAATTATAAGACTTTTTGTGCTGATAATCCCTTGCTTGCAGAAATTCAAGAGGCGAAAAGCGTTGAGGAGCTAAAAAAAGTCTGTCTTTTTGCCCGCTCATTAAGCATTTTCCTTGCAAAAGTGGATATTCCGGGAGAACGGTATGATTATGCCTCTTATCTGGAATGTTTGGCGTCAGCCGTACAGGCCAAAGATTACATTCTTTGCGGAGCTAAAACGACGCCAGACGATTATGAGCTTGTAGCCAAGTTTGGCATCGAATAATTAAAGTAAATTGGTATTGTTTTATATCCTTTTTGAGTTCAACAATAATTCAACTACGTTACGAAAAGTTCAATTAATTTACTCCACGATAGAAAATAGAAAAACCGTAAACCCGTTGCAAT